AGCAAAAACACGATTTGCGCAGTCAACGAGCGCTCATTTTGCTTTGCCAGGGAAACCAGCTTGGTGTGCAGTGGTTTTGGTACGCGCAAGCTGACGTACTCTTTAAGTTCTTTTTCCATTATTTACCTTTATTGAAACCAGATTAGCGTGCCGTGTACCCAAGCGATTGGGAACAACAGCGCACCTGCTATTAGAAAACCCCACGAGCCGGTTAGCAGGCAGGTGATGATATGTGTAAGCCACGCGGATATTATCCATGCGGCAAATATGTAAGGCCACATGTCTACTCTTAAAACGGCAATTCGTCTATGAAGTCAGGCTCTGCCTGTGGAGCTTGACGTGCAGGTGCTTGCTGCGTTGCAGACTGCTGCTGGTCTTTGGGTTGGAAGCTGAACGACATAAACTTCGTGCCGTTTGCGCCTGTTTTGAGCCATGAACTCATCCACATTTCAACGCCACCGACCATGCATGAGCCTTTGTAGTCCGGGTGGTTTTCTTTTTCTTTGCGGTCATTTTTGAAAAGTGAGCCTGAGTTGTCGCGTTGTTCATATGCCATTTGATTATTCCTCTGTGGTTAAAAAATATTTTGCAAACGTTTTACTGTTTTTTGTGACGTATTCTGTCTCTATGACCATCCCCTCTTGGCGTAACTTATGGATTAGAGCAGCCAGCCTAAAGCACCCGTATTGATTCAAAGCCTGCAACGGCGTGATTGACTTGCCAGACATTAAATCTTTTTGGATTTGATAAATTGCACTCATAACGCCTCCATTGCAGCTTTTAGCTTGACTACTTTTTTGTTTAACTCCTCAATAAACCGTGTTATTTCCAACTCCATCTCTGAAATAAAAGCATCGTCGCGGTCTACGCGCACCACCAACAACTGAGCTTTTTCAGGCATTCGCGGGTCGTAAATAACGTAGTCGCACCACTTGCGCTGTGTACACGCCATCTGCATTTGCATTTGGGTGTTGTACTTGTTAGCTACTGGATTCTTGTCGTCCGCCCACTTCAACCAAGCCTCTAGTGCGGTGTTGGTGTTTGGGCATTTAATCTCAACCAGGCCACTGTCACCCACCAGTCCATCAGGTGAAGCTCCACAGCCTGCAATTGTCGGATGGAGTATGAACCCTACTTCGTCAACCAAAACGTTCGCCTTGGCCTCGTATGCTGCGCGTGCAAAAGGTTCTTGCTCATTACCCCATGCCATCGATGCGTTGCTGTAAGACTCCTCGCGCTGGCCGGTAACTAACTCACACACTAATTGCGCCATGTAGTTGTCACGGCTGGCTGAGTAACCCGACTTGGTTTTAGCCATGAGGTCAGCTACACGGCTTGCCGTCACTTGGCCAATTCGAGTAGCAAACCATTCTGGCGTGCCTTGTTCGCTCATGCTGACAACTCCTCTTTGCGTTGGTTCTTTGACGCAATAACGTGAGCCTTGGCCGCATCGTCTGAGCCACAAAACTTGATTGCCTCGGTGTAAACGTTCTTCAGGTCGTCTAGCGTTTGAGCGTGCCCAACGCTGTTGAGCGCTAAATTCAGGTCTTGCTCGCTGATTTGCTTTACTGCTGGCTTGGTTGGCTTTGCTTTGACTGCCGCATTACCATCATCGTCTTCTGCCGCTATGCCGCAAGCCGCCATTACCGAGTAGCGTCTGGCATATGTAAGTGCCGAGCCGTATCCCTGGGGGTCTTGTTTGCTAGCAGGCACGTGGAGCTTGCCGCCTCGCAGTGTCTCGCCTGATTCATGCAAGAACACGGTTTCAACTGTCACGCCGGCGCTGTCTTCTGAGGTCTCTTGGTACAGCGCAATGCCATTAGCCAGCAAAGCATCATTTACCGCCTCCAGGCAGCCGGCCAGGTCAGCGTAGCGGCTTTTAAAGTGTGGGTTTGTGCTGGTCTTGAGCGCTGGTGCAAACTCGCGCTTTGCGGCTACAAAAGCCTGTGCTATTTTGTTCATTTCATTACTCCTAGTATGCTATTTTGATTTCGTCAAAGTCATCAGCGCCAAGCGTCAACTCTTGGCCGTTAATTAAGATGGTGGTCTGATTGCCAGACTCCATCGCATCCTCAAGCTCAAGCATCGCGTCGATGTACGCGTCGCTTAACTTGCTGACCAAAGCCGCTAGCTTCTCTGCGCCTTGGTGATTTACTGAATAAAGTTGTCTCATACTTCGACTACCTCAACATTGTTGCCACCAAACTCCTCAGCCTGCTCAGCCATCGCCGACCATGATTGATATCCTGCACTTGAGGCAAAAGCGTCTTGTGCCTCGGCTTTGTCACGGCCTTCGTAGTTGCCGTAATCCAATCCACATGAATTAAAATTAAAGGTCATTTGAAATCTCCTGTTTGTGTTGCTGACGAGGTCATCTTAACCCAGAAAAAACACGTTTTATCTAGGTGTTTACCCCTATTTACGAAAATAATTTTTCGCACTCACAATTGAGCATGAATACATTAGAAAACTACATTGAAGACCTTGAGGCGCTACTGAGCCGCAAGCCCACAACAGACGAAGCGGCTATACACTGGCTGCACGCTGTCATTGCTGACGCGACAACGGCGCGGTACAAACTAATTTCAGAGCTTTACCCGCCAGGCGGAAATGACTAATAAGAAACGAAAAAAAGCGTTATAATTTATTTTGAGACGGTTTATGAGTTGCGTGTACGAGACGCAGATACCCATAAGCCTTCACAGGCTGACCCCTGAATTTCCGGTGCTCGTACCACTGGAGTTCAGGGGTTTTCTTTTTGGAGTTAGACATGGGCTTGTTTTTAAGGGCTGAGATTGAGACAGAAGTTTATGGCGACGGAGATGGTTTTATAAGGATTTCACAAACTAACGATAAAGGCGAGGATGTTGCAATTTGGGTATCGGCCAACCAGTTTGGGATAATTGTTGAGCAAGAAAAGTTTCTTGTAAACGAAGCATTTCGTGGCGTTGATAAAGACAAGCCAGTTGACACTGAAGTAGTTGGAGACGCCTAATGTTTTACTACCAACATCATATTGGAGACTTCATTAAGGATACGGCCAACCTTGATGACCACCAGCTAGCCACATACCTACGGATGATGTGGATTTATTACACAGACGAAACGCCGTTCGATGATGACCCAGAAAGCATTGCGTTCGCAGTGCGTTCGGATGAAAAAACAGTGCGATTGCTCTTAAAGCATTTTTTTGATAAGTCTGTAGACAAGTGGCATCACAACCGCTGCGACCGAGAGATTGATGGCTACAAGCAAAAGAGTGAAAAGGCCAGAGGCAGTGCAAACGCAAGGTGGAGCAATGCGAAGGCTATGCGAACGCATAACGAACGCACTGCGAACGAACCTGTTTTGGATGCTAACCAAGAACCTAATAACCAAAGAACCAAAGAACCAATAACCAAAGATAAGACAGCAACTAGCGTTGCACCGCCTGACGGCGTATCACAGTCAGTTTGGGATGAATTTGTTGCTCACCGCAAACGCAAAAAGGAGACAGTCAGCAAATTGGTTGTTGCTGGAATACAAAAAGAAGCCGATAAGGCTGGCTGGACTTTGGAAGATGCATTGTCTGAAACAGTGATACGTGGCTGGAAGTCTTTTAAGGCTATATGGGTGGCAAAGAAGTCAATCAGCCAGGCACAGACCCTAAGTTTTGCCGAGCGTGACCAACTTGCAAAGCAAAAGCGTTGGGAGGAAATGACCGGCAGGCAGTGGCCAACAGAATCACAATCTTTTATTGACGTTGACACTAGCGTATTGGAGTTGAAATGAGTATATCAATCAAAGCAATTGACAGGCTTTTTGAACGCCTGGCTGCAACTTATGGCTCGGCATGGTCACGCCAGTGGTCTGACGTTCCGCTTGCTGATGTAAAGACAGCATGGGCACACGAGTTAAGCGGTTACGGTGGGCGGCTAGAGGTGCTTGCATGGGCTTTGGAAAATTTACCAGAGCGAGCGCCCAACATCATTGAGTTTAGAAACCTGTGCCGACGTTCACCTGCACCTGAAGCACCAAGGTTGCCAGAGCTAAAAGCAGACCCAGAGCGTTTGGCTCGTGAGCTGTCAAAGTTGCAAGACCTCAAGCAATTAGTCACTAAAGCCTTGCCGGTTGACCACAAGGCTTGGGCAAAGCGAATATTGCAAGGCTATGCAGATGGGAAAAAGACAAACCCAACAAGCATACGCTTTGCTAAAGAGGCTTTGCAATGAACTACTGCACAGCAAGAAAAATACTTGATTTGGTGCGTGAAGGTAGGGATTACCCTGTATTCATAATCAACCAAGCGTTGTACATTGTTAGTGAGATTACAGAGGAAGAATATGAAAAAACAAAGCAAATACAAGCCTAAACCTGT